ACATAGGGCATTTAAAGCCTGTCAAGAGCAGAAACACCAATGTTGCCACGCCTGCGCCCACAAGGCCTGCCGCGATGTCGGTTCCGCAAATCGTGGAGATAAGAACCGTGGCAGTAAAAATTGAAAGGCACTGCTGCGCGCCATAGTATAGATATTCTTTTATGTGTTGCGGCTTGTCGGTAATGCCGTAAATAAGATTATTCGAATTCATCAGCCACTCCTTTAATCCATTCTATTGCCTGGTCAATAGAGGATACTAAAACCCCACCCTGTTTAATAAGACCAGTCACATAGAGATTTTGATAGGAGTACTGTTGTTCTCCAAGAGAGGCATAGCCGCCTGCATCTTTCGCAGCGCTATGGGTTAAATAAGCCTGTCGAGTATCGGTGCAAATACCTACAATGTATTTGTGGTCGCCGCGCTCAATTTTTTCATGGAATTTTCCAATTTCGGCACAACTTCCGCTGGGAAGCACATCCCCATCAATGCAGGCTATAAGAATATCGGTATTATTAAGTCTGATATTGTCCCCATTCGCAATTTCCTGAGAACCTGCAAACTTTTTCTTTCCCTCAACCCCGTTAATATCCGTATTTTCAAGAGGATTGTAGAGGTCTACACCAGGAAAGGCTTTTCTAATTTTTTCACTCCATTCCGTGTTCCTAAGTAAGTCCGCATAAAAAAATATCGGACCTGCTAAGTAAATTTTCATTCCGTATCTCCTTCTAATTCGGCGATTAATTGATCGACCGCGGCCTGGCCTTCTTCTTCGCTGTCGAAAATATCAAAAGCGAAAAGTTCATCCCATTCATACAGTTTCAATAATCCCGTATTTTCATCGTAAGTATAGCTCCAATGCATACCTTTCCCTCCTTTTGCTTCTCTTTTTATTATACCACATTTTTTAAAAAAAGTCAAGAAAAAGGAGAGCAAATTATTGCTCTCCGAAAAACTCTAAAATACTTTCAACTGTTCCTTCTTGCGCAGGTTCTTTCTCTTCAACAGGAGTTTCAACCACGGGTTCCGCGGCCTTCCGCTTTTTCTCTTCCAGATACTCATTGCGCCATTGCAAATTTTGTAATTGCAAATCCATCTGCGCGACGTTGTTAAAAATCTCGTCGCGCTGCGTAAAAGTGCGTGCTTTCCAAGCGCTGTCCATCGCCTTTTCTCGCGCAGCTTTCAATTCTTCAATTTTCTTTATGTTCTCTTGAATTTCTCTTTCTATTATCTCAATCATTTTCAAGCCTCCTTACGATTTGCTCCCAACGGCTTGAAAGTAGGTCGCATAGTTTTTGACAGTCTTTTTCTGAGTCAAAGCGCATAACGCAATACCATCCCTCTTTTCCTTCTACGCGCGCATTGTAATAATCCCGAAAATAGCGTAGACTATCGGGGTAGGATAACCCTACTAATCGCGCCAAAAGCACATTAAAAGACCCAGTAACATTATGAAAGCGGGCGTACACTTCATCGCTAATATGAATGATATATTCTCCGCCCCAAGGGAGCATTTCTGGAGAAAAAGGTTTCATATTTGAACTTCCTTCCTTTTAAAAGTTTTTATTTCTTCTTTTTCGTTGTCGGAAAGCAGAAGCCAACTTGCTAGGTCTTCAGGTATGGTAATACTTTCTACCGTGGGTAGTTCCTCTTTTACTTTTTCTCTTGGTTTTAGTGGCTGAAAATCCGGAACAATATATTTTTTTACTGTTGTTGCTGAAATCCCCATAATTTTAGCTACATGAGAATATACGGGATCCGCCAAATACAATTCATTTATCCGCAGAATATCTTGTGATGTAATTTTTGTTGCCATATCATTCTCCTGTTGAAAAGGGCAATTGCGGCCCGTACCAATCATAAACTGATTTGGGATATATTTGTCCGTAAAACCAAAATAATTTACCTGTATCTTCTTTAAAGGGCATTATTTGAATAGTACAGGGATAATGCACTTTATTATCGCGGTCGACATAGATGTGCGGATAACCAATATACAATGCTCTTTTAGAAGATAAAAATTTTAAAAAATCACTTGAAAATTGTGCGTCCATCTTATCCCCTTTCTAATATTATTATATCATAAAATTCCTCTTTTGTCAATAAAAAATCGCAGGCTATTGCCCGCGATTCTTTAGAAAGAAAAACAAAAGGGGAAATTAAATAATGTACGCGGTCTATGCCGCATTGGTTCCAGAGGTAGGAATTGCACCTACGACCTCTTGGGTATGAGCCAAGCAAGCTACTTCTGCTCCACTCTGGGATATAGGCCCTCTGACAATTTAAAATATAATTTACGTTTTAGAAGAGTTTCCTCTTTACTGCAACTTTCATCTTCGAGAATATTCAGTCATAGGGAAGATAGGTACGAGCCAAGCTAGCTACTTCTTGACTTTCCTACCCTGCACTAGGCTAATCCCTAGGAGGATTGCTTACCTCCACCTTTCACAGTTACATTCGTAAATTTGGCAATGGTAACAAGAAATTACCGATCAAGTTTAAGAATCCTACGGTATGCCAGAGCTTTCTGCTACTCGGAGTTACTTATGTGGACTTTTATTGCAGTTTCCTGCTTTCAACTGGCTATAGGTTATTGGTCTTTCGAGGCGTCCAGCATGGGCACCACCCCATTACTGTCTATCTCGATTCGGCGTAAGCTATTCACCTGCGCTTCTATTGTCCTACTCCACATTTCCTACCTTTTCTCGCGATGTGCCAGCACCTTCCCTTGGTTTCCTCTTCTTTCGAGTTCGACTTGGCCTTGCGGTTTCGTCCTAGCGCGCCGTGGCAACGTATCCGTCGCTCGGTTTCCTAGCCCTTCCGGGAATTCCCAGCCATGAGGTTGGCTCATGGTTGTGCACTGGGTTCTAAAGGTAAATTATATTTTAAATTGTCAAAGAGCAGTTGAGAGGAGGCGGAAAGCAGTCCGCCATTTCACTTCATTTTGAAGCCTCTCTTAACTTTCTATAAATATTATATCATAATTTTCGTAGAAAGTCAACTTTTCCGGTGGGAGAGAAAATCAAAATAAGTTGTTCGGACATTATTTTGTTTTCTTCTCTCAACCTTCTATAAATATTATATCATATATTTTTCTAAAAGTCAATAGAACCGACTAAAAATTTATTGTAGAAAAAGTATGAAGTTTGTTAAAGTCAATGTAGGATACTAGCTTTGTCCAGTTGTCTAATACTACTAGGATAGGAACAGTGGTATCGCCCCTCTTCATAACTCTATATCCCATAACTAAAACAGTATGGTTTTTATAGTAGTTGCGGCCATCGTTCTTAGTAGAAAGAATGACAGGGTTGCCGTCATCAATCTGCTGTTTAATGGTATCAAAAGAAAAACCAATCCTACTTTTGAAAAATATTTGCTTTTTAGAAGGACTATACCCAAAATGCTTTAAGGTAGTATCTAAAATGCACTTAATAACTCCGAAAGGAGTGCCCCACTTTTCTCCATTATAGAAAAACCATTTACCTACTTTTTCGGCATAATCGTAAATATCCTGCGCGGGCAAGGTAAAACTGCTCTTAAGCCATACAAAACAGGTAATAGAAGTAATAGTACAGTCGAGGCGTTCACCATAATCTGCTTGGACTAGTCCACGCGCAGGTAGTGTTTTTGCATCAACTTGGGAAAAAGCTCCTTCGCCATACTCTTCTGCTAAATATTTATCTAAATTTTTTAAATTTAATTGTCCCATTAGAGTTTACCTCCTAATTACAAGTGATAAACTCAAAAATACTATCTATTAAAGTTCGTCCCAGAATTTTAGATATTCATAGGTGATAGTGACAAGGTAACCCTGATCAATAACCTCGCCTTTAGCTTTCTTTTGTTTCAAAGAATAAGCGGCCTTGGTAACTGTGTAGCCCTTATCCGCCGCGCCTTTTCTCTCACTTTCGATAAAGCGGATAGCGCCATCTTCACTATCAACTCTGTACTCAATAGTTTCTTTAAGTTTAATCATAATACTACTCCTTTACCCATTTCCTTTTGTAGAATTCCAGCCAAAATCATTTGACTGGTAGAAATTTATATAAAATTTTTCTCGCTCATTGAGCTTGTCTTTACTACAATCTTCTAGTATTTCAAAGGTGAAATTTTCTATCCCAATTTCGCCAAGAGCATCATGAAACCGAGCATGCGCGGCTCCACCATCAACTCCTAGCGCAGTTTTTAAATGATTTGCCCAACGAGTACGAATATCGGTACTTTGCCCAATATATGCGCGCCCACTAGAAACTTCGGTTATTTTATAAATTCCACAGCGTTTTTCTTTACCTACAACTCTATTTGCCATCTCTGTATAGGGCCGCAGGACATATTCACTCCAGATAAGTTTGTTAATAAGAGTTTTTTTATGTATTTTTTCACTAAGACTATGGAGAAATTCAATGTCTTCTTTATCATCTCTTGACAAAACAATAGAATGAAAAAGCCTATTTTGACGGAGTTCTTCTTCTCGTTTAAGAGCTTGAACTAGCTGCTCTCGTTGCGCTTTAAGTTCCTCTAATTCCTGAAGAGTTAATTCTTTCTCCTTCTCCGATTTATCCACAATTTCTTGGAGGATATGCCATTCTCGGACAATATCCGCGGCAAAGGCGTCCAAGTCTTTTTCTTTAAGAGTCTTCTCTGCCGCGATTTGTAAATCAATTTTTTCATATTCTAACGCTTTGTAGTCTTGATATTGCGCGGCAGCTTCGGCTTTTATCTTCTCCAACTCTTCTGCTTTAATTTTATCCCGTTCAAGACGGTATACGTCTTTGCTTTTGAGTTGGTATTCCTTTTCCAACTCTTGAGATAAATTAGTATACTTTGATTGGAAATAAAAGTACGAACCGATAGCGGCCGCTGCGAGAACGACAATTATAAAATACATCATTTAAGGTCATCCTTATTAAGGTTTTTTAAATAGTGGATGAGATAGAGTACATTGTCAATTATGTCGGGTAATTTAGCAATAAATAGACCTGTTGCATAAAGAGCCGCATAAATCATTAATAAAGAAGATACAAAGACAAAAATATTTTCTAAAATATTCATTAACTAATTTTTATAGCATACTGATTAGAAGATGCCAATTTTACTCCTAGTGTTTTGCTGAAATGCGCTGTGCTATGGGGGATATAACGACCAAATTTAACAATAATATTTTTATATTGTTTGAGATATTGTATTTTGTCTGGGACTTCATATTCATAATATCCCGTATAAATAACAATATCATCATCAGTACGTTCTCTGAAGAATTTGATTAATTCTTTTAAATCATCCCATGAATCTAATGGCTCTAATCCTATACAGACCAAAGCATGACTAAGAGGATTTGCCATATAGCGTCCTACAATTTCAATTGGGTGCATAGAGATTAAAGGTTCTTTGAGGAGAGGACTGTTATAACAAACAGCCTCTCCACACTCCTTATCGCATTTTAATGAGCAATAAGGGAAAAGAACATTCATAGAAATTTTTTTATAATTAACAAAATCTTCATCAATTATGGAGATTAGTTTCATTAATTTCTTCCCATTCTCTCATTTTGAATTCTGCTTTGCGTTCCTTGCTCCAGGTTTTAATTGGGGTATAAAAGCCCACAATCCTCGTATATTCTGTTGCTACTGGATTACCGCAAATAGGACATTTGTCACCATAAAACGCATGATTATGCTTACAAGCTTGGATTTTTGTATTAAATGCAAAATAGGTTAGTCCTTGGTCAGCGATATAATTTACCATTTCCCAAGCTTTGTCAAAACTATCAAACGGTGCCTCAATGTTAATATGGGCAATAGAACCACCATTACAGAAAGAATCGTAAAGGGATGCGATACGAATTCGTTCTTGGATAGTTGTTTTAATACCAAGAGGAATGAATTGATTTCCATAAAGCGGCAAATCGTCAATCACGGTTTCAGGGAATAACATCTTATCCGCTTTGAGCATTTTTGAAGCGGCCTGCTCACCGGGGATTTCCTCAACATTGATTTTATAGTTTTTATCGAGCGCAAATTGGTCTTTGGTACGATGGATAACTTCAAAAATTTTCTTTCCGAAAGCATCGGCTTTATCGGTATAGTAGGTATTGCCCAATTCGTCTTCTCTTGTATAACCAAAAGCTTTCATAGTCTCATAGCAACCTATAATACCTACGGTATTATACAAATGCTCAAAATCTACTAGACCTTTGGAAAAGTTGGGTAACAATCCCTTGTCAACATTGCGCTGGATAATATGCCGCACCACATCAAGAACTTTACAGTCAAGTTCTACCAAATCCCGAAGAGCAACTAAGTACTCTTGTTCTGTTTTGTGCTCTAATGCAAGGCGTGCAAGGTTTACAGTAGACACCTTTACACTACCCACTTTAAGGGCCGTACCACCAATGCTATTGAAATAGCCTAGATCGTCAATATTACTCTTTAAACGGCAACAGTTTGAAAGACTTGTAACACTATCATCAATAAAAAGGTTGCTATCGCTCCATTTGCGGTTATGCTCAATACCCCATCTAGCAAATTCTTCATCTGCAAATTTCCCATCTTTACGGAGTAAAGAAATTGTTAAAACCGGGAAAGTAAACATATTGTGCTGCCTAATTTCCGCAACAACTTCCATAAATACCTTTTGGAATTCTTTAATTTCGTCCAAGGAATCTACCATGAAGCTACCGTCTGGAAATTCTGCACCACCAAATAAGGCATCCAAATACTCGCTATCAAAAACACTTACATTAGTAAAAGCTGATTGCATACCATCTCTAACATAGGGCTGATTAACGGCATAAATAAAGCGTTGGATCTGTTGACGGGCATAGTAATCAGGCGACTTAGTCGCATAGCCAGTATCGCAATCTTTCTTCCAAAAATAATACATATAAGGAATTAAGTTAGGAAGACCTACTGCTCCAGAGGATCTATTACTTGCAAAGCTAATATATTCTTTTACAAAATCAACGAAAGTAGATAAGTGTTTCGGCGGCTCGGCATTAAAATTATCAAGGAAGAAAAGCCCTTTTTCTGCCAAATCTTTCAAATCATAAGCGAAACAATAGTGGATAAAAGTGGATGTATCCGCGTCGTGCATATACAGTGCTTTGTTCCACTCCGCGCGCAGCCATTCATTAGCCGTCTTAAAACCATACTTCTTATTCAGTTCATAATAAATTTTGTTATACGCAAGCAATTTTCTATGCGGCTTGGGCATCTCATTCATTAAAGTCCGCATATCTTTGCTACCAACGTTGGCATTACCATCAACGCTCGCGTCGGCAACTGTTTCACTATCAATAAAATTATCAATAAAGTCAGTATAGGAAAGCTGTTCATCGCCTAAACCGTTCAAAACAGCAAATTCTTCACCATATTCTTCATGTAATTTATTAAGTTGTTGCACGAAATTCTTGCTTAATCTAACGTTAATATTCATTTTGCCTCCAAATGTCTGATATATTCTAATGCTTCTTTAAAAGGCAAATATGCCTCCCCAGTGCTCAGAATTGGAAGCTGTTGGAAACCCAATTCCATTAATTTATCTATATCATGAGTTTCTTCAAACTCAATCCCTGACATTTCCATTTTTTTGCGTAACACGGCGCAGCGAGGACAACCCTCAGAGCCGTAAAGCAATAATTTATTCATTAGTCCTCCCAAATAAAAAGGATATGGGAAATACCATATCCTGTATTTTTCTCTATTATAATTATACCACAAATTGTATGAAAAGTCAAGTTTTTGGGTTACAGCATGTAGTTCAAAATAAACAACACATCGCTAACTAAAATGATAGGATGTACTTCTTTAATTTTGCCTCTGCACAGTTTTACAAAAGTATATGCCCAAAATCCCAGCATAATACCATTGGTAATACCATAGGTCAGTGCCATCGGTACACTTGCAAACATGGCGGGAATGGCCTCATCCAAATTATCCCACTCAATTTCTTTCAAGGATGCCAGCATCATAATACCAACGATAAGCAATGCGGGCGCAGTCGCCGCAGAGGGAATACCGCTAACAAATCCTGCAAAGGGCAAACTTAAGAAGAAGCAAATTGCCACAACAAGAGAAGTCAAACCTGTGCGGCCACCTGCCCCAATGCCCGCAGCAGATTCTACATAGGTAGTAGTAGAGGATGTGCCGCAAAGCGCACCAATAGGAGTAGCAATAGCATCAGCAAAAAGGGCTTTATCCATTTTGGATTCGAAGCCGGAGCCGTTCTCCATAGCGTCAAGGTCATTTTCGTTAAAAATACCGCTTACCTTGCCCGTTCCAATAAAAGTACCAATAGTATCAAAAATATCAGAGAGGGAAAAGGAAAGGATGCCAATAAGTGTGGGAATAAGATTGTGAACATCGCTGAAAAGCTCGGGAATACCCTTGGTAATAGGCGTACAGAACCATTCACCGTACGCGGCCCAGGCTTCTCCAATGCTATATCCCATAGAGAAGTTTGTAACACCGAGCGGGATGCCAACAATGGTAGCCACCACAATGCCAATAAGGATTGCTCCAGTAACATTCCTTAACAAAAGGAAAACTGTCAATCCTAAACCAAAAAGAAAAACAACGAGGGATTTTCCATCTACCGCCGTATTAATTGCAGGGATGCCGAAATTGAAATGCACCAAACCAACGTTACACAGTGCAATATAGATAATAAACATACCGATGCCCGCACCAATAGCATTTTGAAGGGTCTCGGGGATGGCTTTAATGATGTACTTGCGGATATTGGTAACGGTGATAAGTACGTTAATAAGACCAGAAAGTAGCACTACTGCAATAATGCCCTCAGGACTAAGACCAACTAGATACGCAGTATAGCCTGCGAGGATGTTGGCCGCGGTATTGTTCAAACCAAGACCAGGTGCAGCCGCATATGGAATATTAGCGATAAGTCCGATAAGGGCAGTGCTTATAGCAGAGGCTAAAATTGTTGCAATAAACATGGCCCCAGGCGCGCCAAAGCCTGTAAGCGTACTTGGATTGACAACGATAATATAGGCCATGGCCGCGAATGTCGTCAATCCTGCAATAAGTTCTTTACTAAACGTTGTGCCATTCTCCGTCAAATGGAAATGACGTTCTAAAAACTTGTTCATTTTTACTCCTTTTGGTTTAGGTAGAAGAAACATCAGGCAAAGCATCTTCTACTTTTGGTTTTTGTTTTGAAAAGAAATATTTTATCTTCTCCAAGAAGCTGGGTTGCTCACTTGGTTGGATAATAAGAGAAACAATGTCGCCACCCATGCCACGCAAAATTTCGTACTCGTGGATACTGTAGTTTTGCGCGGCGGTGCGGCTCAAAAAATCCGGAGAAATCCAAATTGTGCCGTAAATAGTGCGGTTTACTTTGCGCTTTTCGCGCACATAGCCAACAACTTTATTTTCATAAACAATGGCGATGTTGTCTTCTTGCATTAGAAGGTCAAGCACTTCTTGGGCAGCAAGTTCAGATTTTGCACTTCTATTGGCTTCATAGTAATCAAAAAGTTTAATATTTGAATAAACGGCCATAGTAGACTCCTAAAAAAGTCGATATTGCGACTGTAAAGTTACGTCAATAGGTTGAAGAGTTGGTATCGCGGAATAGGGAATACGAAGTAAGGGGATATTGTGCTCGCGGCAATAGGTGTCTTTGCGTTCATCTCGATAGCGAGTTGAGAGATAAGCCTGTTCACCACCAAAATGAGAGATTGGGGCGAAGTGCTGCTCGCCATCGACCTCGATGAAGTATGCTATATCGTCAAAAGGAGAAATAATAGCAAAGTCAAAGCGATAAGGGCGGCCGTGCACACCATAAAGATCAGGTGGGGAATATTCTGTATAGAAGGGGATGGAAAGGGATTGGAGGAGTCGAGAGATACAAGATTCATATTGCGAAGCCATGGTATTGTAAACTATTTGCTAAAAAATTTATTTTTACCGCAAGACTCTTTCCAGTTACTGCGGAAAGTGCTCTTTCTTGTCCAATAGCTAACAAATTAGGGTTATCGTACTTCAGTTCGCCACCTTGAATTGGTGGCATTTCTTTTATAATATTCCTTTTTTGAAAGCGAGCGGTTTTGGCGCTGCTTGCATCTTCATCATTTTTAACATAATCAATCTGTACATCAAATAGTTTGGTATTTTTCCCAGATAAACTTCCTATTGTTGCCTGTTCTACTTTTAAATCATTTATAATTGATCGTAAAATAACAAAAGTTGGTATAACTACCTGCTGTGGGACAGATACTATTATACTATTTGTGATATCTCGCGGCCCGTTGCCATCGAGATTTTTAAAAGCTTCTTCTCCTATAAAGGCAGATAAATACAATTTAGCAATATTGGCAATGTCTTCTCTAACATCTGATTTTTTAAAGTTTTTAGGTGATTGATTTATATTAACATTGGCTATTAAATATATCAATAATCTATTTAAAATAATATTGCTGTCAGTAACTTGAATTTTAATATTGTTTTGTAAAAAGTCTAGTAATGATGCGGTTGAAGCGGCCTGATGGAAAGTTCCTAATAACCATTTGCCATCATTTGTTGCTCGTAAATTTTTACTACTAATACCAAAGGCGTCAGTATTTATTTTTAATAAAATATCAATTTTATTAGTACCACTATAATTTTCCGATTTTTTAGAACCAGAAACTTCTGCTTTTATATTTTTTGTAGAAATAGTTAAACGATTTAATGATTGTTCTAGTTCTTGTTCTGACTTCGCACCAGAAAGCATTTGATACAATTTTTTATTTTTTCTGATATTGTTTTCTATGCTTTGTACTGCATCTTCTACCATATCCTTCAAAAAAACTTTTTTAATATTTTTTTGTTTTTGTAAACGACGGTATGCTTTACTAAGTAATAATATCCCTATATCAGAGTTGCGAATACCATAAAAAACCTGTCTTGCTTCTTCAACAGGAATGTGGGCATTGGTCAAATAATCTGAACTTTCTAAAGCGGTAACTAATCGTTGCATAAAAGCTTTTCGCCCTTCTGGGGGGAAAATTTCAAGCTGCTCTTCGGTTTCAGTCATTGATAATATTTTACTGTAAGGAATTTTTTCTCCCTTGTAAGTAGTAAGTGTTCTTCTACCAGACAAAAATACAGTTTGAAATTCATTGAGTAAAAATTTTCTCCAATTAACATTACTTAATAAATCTTGTGCCTGTTGACCAATTTGCTTTGGAATATCAATATTATAATTATTAATACCTTGAAAAATATCTTCCCTTAATGAAGCAACGCGTGCTGAGGTAGAACCACTAATATTTAAATCATTACACAGTATGTCAAAATCGTCTTGGAAACGTTGTGCTATTTTTTCTAAACCGATAAGACTTGTAGAATCAACTACTAGATTTTTAACATTTAATGCTTGATAAGCTAAACCAAAATTATCTATATTGGAATGCTTATATGGATATCGTGACAACATCGCTGCAGTCGCGGGATCAATTTTATAGTCTCTTACTGACCGCTCAGCTAAGTTTTTATCAGTTCCTGCCATTCCTCTCTCCTTTCTCCGTGCCTCTCAACTCACGGGGATTGTATTAATTTTAATTTTTCCACTATCTTTTCCGCGATTTTATCAATAGTCTCATCTGTTAATTCTACCTGTTCAACGATCCTCCACGGCATTAAAGGGCCTGTGGGCGATACATTAATAGTAACTGTATCCTCATCTGGGATATGAGTAAAAGTATCGCGCCAAGGGTCATATTTATAACTCATTTTACTACCTGTCCATTTTACACCCGCAGTTGGGACAATAAGTTGTTCTGTCTATACATTTCAATTCGGGGAATAAATCAAATTGAGGATTAAATGAAACAACTACTCTTGGAAGTTCTTCTCCGCATTCTGAACAAATATAATATGTTCCGTCCGCATCGCTCATTTTAACCCATGCTCCATGCCGTGCGGGAACCACATCAACAGCTTGTAATTGACTTATTCTGAAGCCAGCCCAAGTATTCAATCCAACAGCATCTATTGCCGCTTGCTTCTCTATAAGGTCACTCATTTTCTTTCCTTTCGCCCTCGGAGCAGAAGGCATCATCTTTTGGCGAGACAAGACACAGCGGCACATCGGTCATAGGTGAGTTCTTCCAATAGTGTTTGCAGTCCTTGCAGCGCACTATCTCAGCATCCCTGTCATTCCAGCCTTTTTCATATTGCCCTCTATCATATTCCAATGCTTTGATGAGTTCGTGCTTATCTACGTTTATACCAATCTGTTGAAAACACCTCAAAGTATATTCATCCACTTGTTTCACTACATCAGAAACAATATCTTTTACTTTTAGTTCAATCGGACTCTCGTACATCTTCTACCTCATTTAAAAAAACATATCATCCCTACTACATAAAGTGATATTCCAATGAAAATCATCAATATTAAAATCTTATCCATCTTCTTCTACCTCACTCATCTTTGCTCCGCAGTTCGGGCAGAAGCGCATCATTTTATTCATTTTTTCGATTGGAACAGTATTTACCCACCAATGACACCAAAGTTCATTACAGATAGAACATTTATAAAGCCCCTTATCATTTATCCAATGTCCATGCTTTGTAGGATCTACGGTTGGAATGAAATGTTCAAAGTAATAATTGATTCTACAGTTCTCACACGTTGTGGCAACGCAATCTGCACAGAAGACCTGCTTAAAAGCATCTGCATCAATTAATCTCATATTCATCCTCCAACAGGTCTACAAAACCTTCTGTAGGATGCTTATCGCGGAATTTATGTTCACGATTGCTCTCACACCATTTGCAGGACCCATGATTTCGGCAAGTGCTATCAATCGCTTTTGCTCCACGGTACGGCTTACGTTTTTCTTTTCCATGCTTAATTGCTTTATCAAGGCTCATTCTATTACCTCATCCATTTTACAACCGCAATTAGGGCAGAAATTTGCATTACCGCGACCTGCATTTACACCATCAAAGTCTAAATAATTGCCGCATTTTGAGCATTCTCCAAATCGCGATTTGAAAAGCCCTTTTCCTTCACAGTGTATGATCCAAAATCCATGTTTATATGGGTCTACTGTGGGAGCCTCTCCCATGATTGTATTGATGGCATCATTCCCTCCGAGACGAAACGCATATACCTCTTCATCACTGCTTGGCCTTCGTATTGGCTCAGCTAGTGGAGCTTTGTACCACTCAAGTTCATCCGCATCAATTAGTCTCATTGTTCATCTCATCCATCTTTGCGCCACAATGGGGACAGTATAGATATCCGTATTTCGGCTCGATAATGGTAATACGGTATTTGCACGCAGAACACTCGCACCCCATAGAGCCATTTGGTGTTCCGTAACATTCCCATCGCCCATGTTTCGTAGGCTCTGTATTAGTGGTCGGCGCATCGTCAAGTTTCATCAGTACTGTATCAAGGCAGAGTACATAGTCATCATTCTCTCCGTATGTTTCCGCAATCCAATTTCGCCATTCTTTAAGTCTCTCTGCAACCCAATCAGCGTCAATTAGTCTCATCTTCTCTCCTTTCGCCCTTGTAACAATAGCCGTTGTCGCCCCATTCACCCTCAATACCGAACCAGTTACCAATACCCTCACAATAATGATGTTGGAGGTTGTAATACTTGCAATCCTTGCACCTTACCACTTCAATGGCATCTATGGTGGGAACGTTTTCAATGTCGGTTATGTCACAGGTGTGCCGTAGTTCAGAAGACGGAAACACGCGCCAGCCTTTTCTCATGAAAGCTATCAAAGCATTTGCATCAATTAATCTCGGCATCTTTTCCCCTTTTTTTAATTAAAGAGCATAAGCAGCACCCAAAAAGGCAACCCAGTTGCTAAGTATATCAAACACCATCTTCTTATTTCAATTAAATCTTGTTCAAATCCCATCTTCTTTCCCCTTTTCATCCATTTTTGCTCCACAGTTGTGGCAATAATTTCCACCATCACATGATTTCACTCCGCACTCAGAGCATATTGGTAAAGTAAACATCATTTCTATGGCATCTTTAGGATTAAATATCCAATGTCCATGTTTTACAGGAACGGCATCTACTGTTGGAGCAGATTCCAATAGTGACACGGCGTCATTCCATGTTGGTTCGTTTTCAAAATCACTATTATTTGATGGAGCAACAAATCTTGCGTATGTTTTCATCAGTTCATCAGCATCAATCAATCTCATTCTTCTACCTCATCCATTTTCGCTCCGCAATTAGGACAATAGTTAAATGGGGTGATAAATCTAGAAGCACACTCGGAGCAATGCCATTTCAACCCTACCTCGAGATAACGTTCCCAATGCCCGTGTCTCACAGGGTCAATAGTTGGCGCGTTAACAATATTCGCAACGGCATTTAATGCTTCGTCTCTTCTCGACTTTCCACTCAAGGTATCATCGCCGATGAATAAATCCGCGTCCTCTTGTTGTTTTGCCTTAAGCGCATCCGCATCAATTAACCTCATTTGTCACTCCGCAACCACCATTACTTTTACACCCACCTTGGCCATCATAATCAATACAACCGCGGCAAGGATTTATTTCAGGTTCTTCCCATTCGTCTTCGCCCATGTATGCTCCGCAGTTTGGACAATAGTTCCACTTGCCGCTATTTTCCATGAACACATCCCCACATTCTGAACATCTGACAGTTGAATATCCTGCGATCGGTTTTCCTTTCCATTGTCCATGGCGGGCAGGCTCAATATCTACTGTTGGCAATTTATTGATGCACTCCATAACATCATGCCAAATGACAAAATCATACTCATTGAGCCATGTAATTGCCTCTGCGACCTTGCTCGCATCAACCAATCTCATTTGTCACCTCGTCCATTTTTGCACCACATCTTTCACAGTAATTATCACCAACGCCGTGATAACCACATTCGGAACACTTGATGTTGCCATCCTCATCAATTACCCAATGTCCATGCCGCATGAAAGTAGCATCTGCTATTGGTACTCTTTCTATTGCTTCTTTCAACGCCTTATGCTGAATTTCTGTTTTATGGTGATAGTAATCCGTCAGAACCTTATAGGCTTCATCTATATCAATTAATTTTCCCATTTTCTTTCCTTTCTCCGTCCATCTTCGTTCCGCATTGTGGGCAATATGCCCAATGGATATCACTAAATCTTCGGCAAGCGGAACAGCGAAAAACCATCGTCCCATAATCTGTTATCTTCGGTATCCACTCACCATGTCTTATAGGCTCCGCATCAATAGTAGGTGCAGTTATAATTGCATCGTTTATGTCCGCATTGAATGGTATTTTACGGTCTTTAAGGTCTTTAATTAGCGCGTCTGCATCAACCAGCCTCATTGTCTTTTCTCCCTTTCCCCATGCGAACAGAAGTCATTCTCATTGAATGCTCCGCATAAACCAAGCCGTTCGCACCATTTCTCATCTTTATAGTAAAACCTACAATCTTTGCATTTTACTACTTCAGCCCAATCAGACTTTTTTAAATCTCTTTCACCTTTTTGGTGCTCAATGACTTCTTGAAGCCCTTTGGTTATCCAATCATACACATTATCCATTGTCTTTCCTTTCTCCCCAAGAACAAAAGTCATTATCACTGACTAAATCGTACATACTAGAACGTTTATGATAGCATCGAAGGGCATTTCTCCATTTGCAATCCTTACACTTTACTACAGACTCTACATCTGCCGTAGGGACGTTGCGTATATCTTCCAAGCATATCCACGTTCCTTCTGCACCATGTACGCATGGCAATTTATAGAGTTCATCTGCATCAACCAATCTCATCCCATAATCTCCTCATACCATTCAATAATTCCAATACGCGGGAAGTAGTAAGTTGTTTTATCTTGATAACGAGGTGTAAATTTATGCTTCTGGTAGTTTTCCGCCAATTTGCTTACAAAGGTTGCGTTCTCCAAGAGAGAAGTAAACCCAATGGTTTTCGCATAAAGTGCTGTTAATTTACAAAAATCATCATACGCGGCCGGGGCGCCATTCTCAAAGTCTACACCCATATAGTATAGCACTACCAAACTACTGGCCGCATCAAGCATGGCTTCTTCCTCTTTATCCCTTTTACAGAGTTCTCGATAGCTCCAAAGCCTACCCCGCACAAAGTCATCAATATGTTCAGAATAGTAGTCTTTTCCTGAACGCACTGTTGATGCTTTGTTATTTATCCAAGTATAGATTTCGTAGTCTAGTTGGAGTATTTTGTCTTTTGGAGCCAAACGCTGGGTAAGAGTACAAAAAGCGCTATCTTCATTGTACCGAGTGGGCGGGAACCGCAGGTCATTATCTTTTAAAAACTTAGTCCTATAAAACTTTGCATGTATCCAAGTACTATTAAAATCCATTTTTAATAGTAAAGCATTGTCGCACTCTTGTACCACTCTTGCCATAAAAATATCAGGCCACTTACGATAGCACTCATTCATAACACTACTAATAGCAAGAGGAGTCGAAAAAGCATCGTCCGCATCAATAAAGGTAACATAATCGCCCAAGGCGTTATCGATACCTACATTGCGGGCCAGGCCTGCACCGCCATTCCGTTTTGTCTTTAAAATTCTTATATTTAGCAGCCCATCATAGCGGGCCGCAATATCTTCATATCCCTCGTCAGAGCAATCGTCAACAATAGTGACTAACATGCGGCGACGCGCAGTTTGCATGGCAAGAGAAGATAAAGTTGTGTCTATTGTTTTGTGCGCGTTATACGCGGGAATAATAACCTCTAACATGGGAACTCCTTAACATAAATAAAAATAGAATAGGAAAAAAGAGGGGAGAGATAAGCCACGGCCTATCTCTACACCACTCTATATAGAACGTAGTTACCCCGATAGCAATACATCGGACAAAATCATACTTTTCCTATTCTATTAATATTATATCATATCTTCCCCTAAAAGTCAAGCTTTATATTCATCTGCGATAACGGCAATATCTTGTAAATCCGATGTTGCTACATTCAAACTCGACCTTACAATTTTGAGGTTGTTTTCGGCAGTTTCTAGGCTTCCCTTTAAAACCGCATTTTCTTGGAGAAGTTTTTCATTCTCGGCTTGAAGTTCAGCAATTTTCTTATCCTTATCATCAGCAGGAATTTCCTCTGCGGGATAGTAATAAAGCCAATCACCTTCGGGTATCCAAAGCTTATCCTCTATTCTATACCATAAATACCCATTATTGAGGTCTTGCCGCGCATCGTTCACTTCATAGACATTGTAAATGCCCGGAGTTACAAAGCCAAGCCGTGTAGAACGGCTTAAATTCGGCTCGGTGCGGCAATAGAGGTCATCAGTAAAAGGTTCAACCTGGTTAACATATATATTACGCGGTACAGGAGTACCATAGGTGGCCTCGGTTTCATAAACCTGTACGGGCACGCCAAGAGAAGCACCTAAATCTACTACTTTCTTTTGGTCTCCGCGACTAAGAGCTATGGCAGAGGCAATATACCCTTCTTTAGGGTAAATTGCGGCCGTACCTAGGTCTTTGAACAGCGCGGCGAAGGTAGAGAGGTCGCCTTTTGAGGCAAAGCCACATATTACCTGAGTAGGAGTATCTTGCGGCAAGACGGAGGCGCCTAATTTTTTATTCACCTCATCGGCAATATAAGTAAACTTCGATTTAAGATAAGGGCCAGGGCATGCAGTTGCACAGAAATAGTTGTGCTGAGTAAGGTTGCCGCTCGCGTCGCCCGTAAAATTGAGTTTTTTAATGCCGTTCCGCAAGCAAATATCGACGCAAAGCTCAATACATTTGGCAATGGCCTTATCGCTTACATGCCAATTAGGTTCGCCGCCATCATTAGCAAGTTCGATGTTAACTGCCCTATGATCATTATCATAGTTGGCACTACACCATGCCCTATCCTTCTCTTCAACATACATTCCCACACGCCCATTAGAATCAATGCCGTAGTTTGATGCGGCCTGGCGCTTCTGAAACAGGTTGCCGCATTGCTCAATGGTGAGATTGCCCGCCATATGGTGAATGGTAATTTTGGTGATAGGATAGGCGCGCGGAGAGGTTCTATGAGGAGAAATTAATGTATATTCCACTAATGGACTGTTACTCATAATATTTTACTCCTTATTGACCATCGTCGTCAAGTCCGCCGGGGTATTCAATATCGGGAACTTTTATCTCAAACATGGATTTGATTTTATTGTAAATATCGGTGCAAGTCTGCCCAAAAGCAGTTGCATAAAGCATAAGGAATGTACCAATGTTGATAACTTGAATAACAGTATCGCTAATGGCGATGTCATAAAGTGATGCGCCATATTGAAGGAGATTAAAACCAACAACAACGCTTACTGTTACAAAGGCAACTAAAAGGAGTTTCAAAAGGGATACTAAAATGCGGCGAAACTCAAATTTTTCATTGTTGATGAGACAATTGTTGCAAGTGCCAAGTACAATATTCATAAAATTGACCATTGCAAATGCGCCATAGATACATCCCATGGGGATAAGATTATTAAGTAATGTTTCTATTGTCATATTAACCTCCTCTAATTTGATTTATGGACATATTTTGTATTGGTGTTGAAGACGGTTGACCAATTGGATTGTTCAACCCAGGCGCCATTAACTTTAACATAAACTTTGCTATATTCGCGCCAAGTATCGTTTAATTTTATATAAATCTTTTGACCAGAATCGCCAAAAGAAATGACAATATTATGCGCGGCCACAACGTCTGTCAATTCGTAAATATAGTTTACAATTGTGGCGCCTGTCTTTGAGTCAATGGCCTCTTGCCGCACAAGAGAACTAGTAACATCAACGCTGTTGTCGGTAGCGGTAATCGCGGCCGTTGTGCTGTCAGGCACTACAATCAAACGGTATGAATACCCATGTAGTACTACGCTCTGCCCATCTGGGAATAACTTTGCGCCCGTGCCGGAAGTATTAATGAAATAGTACTGCACATCACCAAAAACAAATATAAGGGAGTGCTTGGCCGCAATATTGTTTAATGTGTAGGTATAAGTGCCTGCGCCTGTTGCTTCTATTGATACTTTAAATTGAAGCGAGTCGTTGTTATTATCGGTATATTGGTCTTTAAAATATTTTACATCTATGAAATGTTCGCCCGCCTCAACTTCGTAACTTACCGTTTGCACCGAAGATGTATTCTGCGCGGCGGTAGAACAAGCTAATTTATAATTTGAATCGGGGGTATAGCTTGTGGAAAGGCTATCGTCAACATTTCCAAAAATACCATAGTCATATGTTGCTTCCGCGTAGTTAATAAAATCGAAAGTAACAATCGCGGCCGTGGGCAAATTCAATGTCACTCTTGCCACCGCTGCAGAATTGGAATGGCCTTGGTTAGTAGACTCATAATAGTTACTACCATTTAAACTGAAACCATATGAAGCGCCCGGTGCAGTAGCAACTGAATAGGTTGGATTAGCACCACCTACTAATTGATTAGTAATATCAACCCCATTATCAAGTGCCAAAGTAATTTTTGCTTCTGTTGGCACTATTTCAACAACTACGCTTTCTCCCTCTTTCATTCGAGTTGTTCCAGAGTGTGGAGTAGTAACCGCGTTGATGGAAGAGATAGTAATGGGGTAGTAAGTATAGCCCTCTTCCTCTTCAGGAGGAATATACGGGCCAACACTATTAACTACTACGATATGGTCATCCGCAATAGAAGTAATAGTATATTCGTAATAGTACGGGTCGCCGCTCGGTACGGTGTATGTTACTTCCCAAGTCGCACCGACTAATTTACCACCGTAGTAACCAATAGTAAAACGAAGAATTGCGTCTTGAAGTTCTTCTCTTGTCCAAGTACCAACAGACATTGTATGTACAGTATCCGTTGTTGAAGTAAAATCTACTGAAGAACCTTTTGTAGTGTTTCCAGAATAGGCCTGGCACCTTGCGATTTCTGATGATTGAGAAGCATTCTCACAGTGACCTTTAACCGAAAGAGAAACTGACTGGATAGTGGCATTAGCTGGAATATCACTAAAATCAAAAGAGTAGTTAATGTAAGCTTGCGACCCAGAACCGCCAGAGGCATAGTCGTTACCAGACGAAGATGAAGTATCTGAACCTTGGCCAATACAATATGTATAGTTAGTACCTGAAATAGAACCGCTAGTTGTATAGCTCGCAGGATAACGTTCTATTGTGCCGCCAGTAGGTCTTTCTTTACGTACAAGAAGACTAGTAATATCGGTATCGTTATCAGTTACTTCAATATTATCAAGAGAAGAAGTATTAATAGCAACCGTCGCGGTTCCGCCTTGGAAAACTTCTTGAGTTTCTGGCTCTACGGTAATGCCCTCTACATTACTTGTGGCCATAACATCATACATAATACCATCAACAGAATAGTTGATGGTAAATGTGGCACCATAGAAGCGCACGTGGTATGACGATGAAGTATTTGAAGTACCCCGCCGCACAGTTATAACAATTTTGGCATTTTGGAGTTCTGCGCGCGTCCAAGTACCAGGAGTCATATCATAGGCAGACGTGGAGTTAGAAATAGTACTTGTTGAGCCTTTCGCAGTACTACCGGAATATAATTGTATAACTCTTTGCGAAATTCTTGAAGAGTTGGTAGTATTGATGTAAGTTTTGGTAGAACAAGTCACCGAATTGATCGTAGCGCCTTCGGGAATGGAACTACAATCAAAATCATAATATATTCTAGTATAAGCCTGTGACCCAGTTGTTAAGTTAAACTGAGCATAGGTAGTAGAACTGGAAGGAGTAAGGCCATTGCTAGCAGGATAGCTACTTGATATGGAAGCATATTGTGATGCGTCATCATCAAATGACGAGGGATTGACTTCTAGGGTGTCATCAATACTTATCTCTCTTGACATCGCCTATACCTCTCAAGTCTGTAAGTAAATATCCCCGTTTTCTCCAAGAGAAGAAGAGGGAGCTGTAGTCCCAGTGTAATAATGCTGGACAACCAGGCTCCCATCAATCCAAACTCCATCTTTTCCATATGCGCCATAGCCTGTTAAAAGTTCCTCAGCCGTAGCAGTTGTATCTGTTAAATCAATAAGCGTCCTTCCTGCATACTCAACTTTATTGATTGCCATCTCATTTTACCCTATTGTTACTGTTGTACCGTAAGTATTGGCAGTTTCTGTATAAGGGATTGCCGCAACGGTTACCTGTGATAAATAGTCATAACCCGTGTCAGGGGTAATCACTTGCTGTGTAGTACTAGGAGTTGCAGTCTTTGCCTGAGCGGTAACAGACTCACCTGAATAAGTACCTGTTACACCAAGAATTTCAACTCCGGACTTGATGTTGGCTGCGATAATTTTAGACCGTTCTGTTGACGAAATGGAAACTTTACCAGAACCATCGTGGTATCCATTTTGGATGGTATATTCTCCATCAACAGAGGAAATAGTACCCGTAACTGCGCCTCTATTCGGCATGGTACCAGTAATTTTACTTCCATTAACATATGCCGTTTTTGTAAGCAAAATTTCTGCTGCGGCCGCATCAGCATCTGACGTATCGGCGTCATAGGTATTAGTACCTGTAATTACTGCGCCACTTTTATCATGCGCGGTCACACCATACGCCAAGTCGCTTGCAGTAACGGTATCACTAGTAAGGTCAATTAGAGTATTGCCACCATAGATAATTTTATTAATTGCCATTAGTTTCTACCTCATTTCCTATGTAAACGGTATGGCCACCGCTTAAATTTGATGTTTCATAATATGGGACTTTTTCAACTTTTACATTATCCCGCATAAGTTTGTATTTTGTGGTAAGAGTTTTTGCGGCCTTGGTCGAAGGAATAACTGTATAGATCCCCTCGTACCAGTCGTAATCCCCATGAATGTTAATTGAGGTCGATACAGAAACAGGATATTGTTTTATATTTCCCTCAATAGCAACATTAAAGGATTTAGGCGTTATAGTGCTTATTTCTATTGGTTTTGGAGTAGAGGCTTGTATGGGAATTGACTCTTCTGTTTTATTAACAGTTAAAGTTTTCTCTACGTCCAAATTAACTGTCATTGGCACTACAAGGGGATCGTGCAAACTAGTTGCCATTAGATCACCTCATTTACTAGATTTCTTTTTACCCTATCTGTTACAATTTCGCTGCAAGCACGCTTGGTTTCATTCCCATCGGCATAAAGCCAATTCAGTTGGATGAGGATATCGCCCTTGGGGAATTCAAGTGTTTCGTCTTGCGTAAGATATACACTTACTACGTTGCCATTTATTTCAAGTTCGTCATCTTGCTTGGTGAGGATGTTTTCGTAGTTCGTTTTAGAAAAAGTTACATATACTGATTCTGCCGAGGACAGGTCGATGTCCTCGGGAAGTGTAAATGTATATGTAGGAGTTGTCCCTTTGAACATTGCGGCCTCCTTAAAAGATTTATTCGCTATTTTTTAGTAGCAAAGATAAAATTTCATCTAAAAAGTACCCTTTAGGGTACTTAAAGAGTAATATAAATATTTTTAATTTATTTCCAAGTTCCTTTTGCTGTTACATAAAAAGTAACACTTGATGCCGCAGCGGCACCATTTTGAATGTAAATATCTGCATAAGTAGTACTAGGCTGCACATACTTAACATAGGTATCAGCTTGCCCGTCCATGCCGCCATTAACTTGAATAGATAGTACTGAAGTAAATAAGTTGGATGGAAAGCTTACTCCAACAGAATATCTAGTATTTGCTGCATAGGAGCCGGACTTAATAAAAGTGCCCATAACTTCGCAAGTACCATCGTTCCATTTCCTATAGAAAAAACCAGTTGTTTGATCAACTCCAACTTCTACCACATAATTAGTAAACTCTTTGCTCATGTCTTCCACCATCCAGTGATATAAGCAAAGTACGTAGAGCCTGTAGCACTGGCTGGGTTTTGATAGTAAACATCCAAAGTAGTGGTGCTACATCTAACATATTTAACATATGTATCAGGAATTCCATCACAGCCAGCATTAACATTTGCAGATACAATTATTTTAAAGAGTCCGCTTGGTATCGCTTCAGCATAGTGCAAGCGTCCTGCGGCATGCGTTGTATTTTTTCTTTTGGTAACCCATGCTTCTGCAAAACCACTATTCCATTTCCTATAAGTATATCCTGTAGCAGAATCTACTCCTGCTTCAACAATATAGTCTACTAAATCAGAGGGAACATCAGAGCCGCCTCCGCTTTTAGAACCACTTCCATTACTTCTTCCTATCATAAACATTCTCCTAAGATAACAATCGTATTTTAGTTAATCTACAAGTACGACCCCAGCTATTAACAAAATGCTCTACTTTTAAATTGTTGTTATCATTATATTACTAACAATAATATTTGCAGTACCATATGATGAAGACGTACAACCCATAATGGATAATTTGGCCATATCTGTTAAATCAGAAACATCCCACGTCACACTTGAAAAAGTTTGACCATTCCATGAGCGCAAAGCATTAGTTAGTGAACCACGTTGGTACTTTGGTGTTTGACTATCAGTAACTAACGCTAAAGCAATACGGCAATAGTCATTGTTACTACTCGGACATGTCCCAGTACCACTAATTGTAATCGTTTTTATTTTTGATAAATCAAAATAATCATCTAATTGAGTTGCCCAATATTGACCATAAGCAGTTAATTTTACTTGTAAACCAGTATCAACAACAGTGGTTGTCCCACTCCTTGGCCTATTACCGTCCCAACCACCTGTAATTACTGCCCAATTTCGATTGCTATAAGATGAATAAACCGTATTATTCATAATCCATGCATTTACTGTACAACTTTGACTTACTGTAAAACCGCCATAAGAAAATATTACTTCGTTAGTATATGCATCAACAATTGATGGACTAAAATAATCCGGCGTTACAATTTCAGTTGCACCAGTATTATATACTGCTGTTAAAGTGCCACTCGGTACTGCACCAGGCGAATAAGTTGCATTTGCGGGTTCTATCAGTATTTCGACCAATACTGCGGGAGGCATCGACATAGCATTTGTTCCACAAATCATGAAGTCCGCCTCCAGTTATACAGTGAATAATCGTTTTTATAGAATTCAACTTTACGAATTGTCCAAGTTGCAGATGTCCCATCGGTTGTAAATTTAAGAACCTGACCCTTGGTAACCGGAACTAACATATCCGCGTTCGCATAAGCCGAATATGCTGCATGATGAAAACGATCCGTTCCGTCAACCCAAAATATAAGTGTATTACCACCGCTAGTTCCCCTATCAACAGCATAATACACCCAGCCATCTTCAGGAACCGTATACGTATTAGTTGAAGTCGAAAGAGGATTTGTTGGAAAACTGCCTGCTATATTAATTGTAGAAGCATAGTTAATAGACTGGCTAACATGCGAAATTAAAGTCCAAGAACCCCCAAATAAGGAACCAGGATTTGTAGTCGACGAACCAGTATACACACTCCCAACCGGATAAACCTGATCAAGCCACGTTGCCGTAGGAGTTGCTATGCTCCCATTTGCAGGCGGATGGATAATGATGGTCGGAATAGTGATTGCAGCAGCTTCTTTAGCCCAAATCTCAACGCCGTTACTTACTGTGTTGGCAATAGGCGCAAAATTACCAGAAGTAGCATCCTCCATCCCATACACAAGGTCAACGCCATCGTTAACAGTAACTCCAGTGCATGTAACGGTTGCCTTAAGAGGATAGTCTTCATAGGTTGTATCCGCAACCCATGCAGAGGCCGCTACGGCTTTATTGCTAAAATAAAAGTTACCACTATCTCCTTTGTCACCTTTGGCTCCAGTACTTCCCTTTTGCCCATTCTTAATGTTAAAAGTGGTCTTTGTACCATCACTCAAAGTCGCAGTTATTACATTGGTACCGCCATCTGCGGTTGAAGTAGTGGTTTGTACTATTGACGTAATGCCTGCCTTAACTCCGGTATTTACCCAAGCAGAACTGTTCACATCCCATCTATACCAAACACCATTTTGAATTTTTGGATAATTGGCAATAGCATCTGCTAAATCAATTTGTGTTTGCATTTCCGATGTAGATACAAGAACTACTACATCAAGATTTGAAGTTGGAGTTGAAGTACAAGTAAATGTTAAAGTAACCTGATGATTTGTGGCATTTGGTACTGCACTACTTAGTACTACTCCTGCTGCACTATATTCACTTCCTGTTGATACCTGTGGTACAGATAAATAATCCGAAGTAGCAATAGCATTAGATGTGACCGTGGTGCTATATGAGCCGCTAGACCAGCCATTCGCGGGAATTGTAATGCCAAGCATTTCAACTCCACCAAAACCGCTTGAATCAGAAGCTATTGTTATTTTATCATTAGTTGTATCTGGGGTAAGAACAATACCTGTCCCCGCAACTAATTCTAATGTATCAGTTTTACTGTCTGCCGCAACTGTTGAGCTACCAACTTTTACATTGGAGAAAGCGTTTTGGTTAGTCTCACCAACTGAAATCTTTGAACTGCTCGCAATTTTGCCATCAGTAATAGTAATTGCAGAAATGGCTTGGCCCGTTGTTGCGCTTATACTTGAGTCGAGTGTTTGTAATGCGGCATTGACTGCCTTGCCGCTCATAGCATTGCCAGAAGTAGAACTATAAGTATCTGTTACTGTTGGTATAGTAGGCTTATTACTTAAATCATTATATGAGCCACTTGTTGCAACTGTTGCTAAGGTTTCTGAATTAGTCCATTCTCTTAAAGCTCCATTTTTATAATAATAAATGGGCTTGTTAGCACTCAATGTTCCTCTATAAGTATCATAAGCTCTGCCAAGATATATATAAACCAATCCATCTTCTGTTGTAGGTAAAGTTTGACTAATTGGCGTTGTATGCAATTTAACTTTACCATTACTTTGAGGACTACAAACTAAATAAATACCTTTTCTCGCAGTAAGTGTTGTACCTGTATTAAATGAATATCTATAATCAATGAGATCAGAATTGTGAACACAAAAACCCCACCAATCTCCCATATTGCCATCCGCGGCAACTGTATTTGTCGAAGAATTAAAATAAATTTCACCAAAAGGATCAAACTCTTGCGTAGTTAAAGTTTTAGTAGTTGCAGTATTATTATCAACTGAGTTTACCGGTAATAAATATTGTTCATCATAAGTAAATAACAATACATACCTGTACATTGCAGCTTTAGCTTTATAACAAGTATAGTTTAAAGTTAAGCGCGCTGTGTTTGTTACATCACCAGTGTGCGTATCTCCTTGCGTTGTAGCGTTATACTCAGTTCTTCCATCAAAATTAGTAGAACCTGTACCAGGTACATTAGCATAAAGCAAAGGAGAATTAAAAAAAGTAACTGTACAATTCTCAGTTTCTAAAATTTCAAAAGTAATTGTCCTCGAGTTCGCGGCAGTAGTAGGATTATACGCAGATTGTAGCCTTAATCCAAAAATATGCCCATAATTCGAAGTGATGCCTGCCGCTTTTGCTCGATAAACAATATGATTATAATAAGCCCTATAAGAAGTATTATTCTGCGTATTTTCAGCTCTATACCACAAACTAGAAGCACCATAAAGGTGAGCTTCAACAACAGATTCTTCATATCCAGCATTATTTGATACTCCAGCCACCAATGCTTTAACTCTATACTTTATACTGCATTGTACTGTAGATGAAGTAGGAACGGCTTTAAAAAAATAAAGCCATCCGGCAGGATCACTATTCCCACTTGCAATAACATTTGTATATGTTTTACTTTGTAATACTGCGCGGTCTTTTAAATCATAAGTGTTACCATCAGGTAATTTAACTTTTGATATAACTGACATGGTAACTCCTTTCTGCTAAAAATTAAGAACCTTTTGTTACGCTGAGAGATGTTGCACTTGTAAGTGCTGTGACTTTATCATTTGTTCCAACAGTAATACTTGTTCCAACAGTACTTGTTGGCATAGAAATAACTGCGGCAACCCTATCATTATTGCTCGCACTAACTGCGGTACCAGATGCAGTTGCACTTGTGATACCAGTAGCAACCTGAACTCTGCCCGTTGCAGAACTGCTATCTGTTGCCAGAGCGATTGTCGGTTGAGCAGTAACTTTAACACCAGTTAAGCAAGCGGAAGTTGTCGGAGTACCAAGAGCAGTAATCGCGCTTGCAGATTCACCAATAGTAACACCGGTTACTACGGCCGCGCCGCTACCGGTTGTAGAAGTCTGTCCTGTTGCAACTGTAATTGCAGTTCCAAGAGTTGTCTTTGTCGCAGTAACGTCGCTACCATTACCACCACCAATAATAAGAGTTTCACTATCATTACCGCTACCCATCGAAAATGTCCAGGTAGATTTATTTGCGGTAACTGTGCTATTGCCCGTAACATTAGGCACAGTTGTAGTTACCAAATTTTTACCCGTTTCCGCACTTACAGATTTTACAAAAGTATCGGTTGTATGCGCGCCAAAGCCAGTAATTGCATTTGCGGTTCCATTTGCTCCAACCGCAGTACCGCTAGCTGATGCTTTTACATAAGTTGTAGCAGGAGTTACTGTTAATGTCGGCTGAGTAACTGTAAAAGTCGTTGCCTCACCAAGAACATTATCTGTGTGGCCGGTTAATGTGCCATGGGTAACTGAACCACTTCCTAATGCAAAAGTTGTAGCTTCTCCTAATACTACATCTGTTGATTTTGAAAGGCTAACATCGGTAACAACATCTGTTAAATTTAACTGTGTATCGCCAATTTTTTCCCAAGTCTTGCTACCCGCAGCACCAATAGGAACATACTCATCATAGATATCGAGTGTTTGAGACGAAGGGGTTGAAGACGATTTTACCAAATAAAACGCACCAGCCTGTGCATCTTCTGCAGTTAATGTACCAGTATAAGTAGTACCATTATATGTAACCTTTACTCCTACCGGAATATTGGCTACTACGGGAGCAGAAGTGCCATCCCATGCCAAAATAAAAGATACACCGCCCGAAATCATTTGACGGGCAACAGCGTCTTTTATCTCATAGGTGTTACCTGAAGGTAATTTAATTTTGCTAATATCCGCCATAGAAGGCCTCCTCTTAATTACGATTTATAATTAAAGTTTCATCTGCCAATTCGTCATGAACGATTTCGTAGGCATCATCAACATTTACTTTATTATTCCAAAACATTTTTTCTGCGAGAGTAGTATGAATTTCTGTATTATTAATATGTTCAAGCAGTGTATCTTTTACTTTTCCATCAATAAAAGCCAAATCTTGAACATAAGCATTTCCTGTACCTATTTTAATACCTGGAACATATGCCGTTTTAGTGACAGTTTGTCCATATTCTTGCTCTTCCCAAGTTTTTTGCTCATAGTCATCATAAATAATTATTTCTCCAGGCAAAGGGATAAAACCTTGAGCGTTATTCCAATGTTCTGTAGTGTCATGTTTTAATTTTATGCGGGCATTTACTAAATCCATTTTATACCCCCACATTTAGCGAGGCAGTGCCGCAATCCAATATTAAACTTTTCAATGAAATCACATCATTTTCTATTGAAATGCCATTGCCCGCGGTTAATAAATTTTGAAGGCCATATTCAGGCCCTATTTTATCACCTTTGACAGTGATAGTATTTATTGTAGGCAAATTGCCCAATGTATTGTAATCGACAATATTCGCAAGTCGGATATCTCTGGTTTGAATCCCTTGAACGCCGTTTAAAGTAGTACTAATTTTACTTTTAGGACTAAGGGTGCCGCTAAGGGACTGTTTGCCTAGAGTTAATGTCCCCGACATTCTCATTTCATCTACCATCCGACTTCCTCCGCAATATGTAATATTGAGGGAGTAATGAATGTGTCAATATCTCCATTAGCTTTTGTCAATTGCATATCGTATTCATAATCTTTATTCATTTGAAGATTATTTGTATCTTCAGGTTCTATTGTTAGAACTAAATTTGTTAAATCAACTTCTTTTACGAAGAGAGCCTCTTTGTCCTTATAGCTCTTTTTTACTGTAAAAAGAATTTGATCACCTGCATCAGGTACATACGGGTTACCGGATAAATCGGTAAGGGTTAACTCAATGCGAACAGTATCACCCCTTGTCATCCAGATCGTAGTACCATCTATTGAACAAGCCATTTTATACCTCCTCAACATTTTACTACAATATAGTAGTAAAATAGGCTTTTACCTCTAAAGTTTTAATTAGTCCACAGCCTGCCATCCTGCAGGATACGCATCTGGCGCCCATACGTTACCGTCAATAGTAGAAATGTAATGCTGGCCGTTAAACGTTACCTTGTCGCCCGTGTTATAGGCGTCTTGTGCGCCCGTAGGTTGCACCCATTCAGGCCATTCCTCGATAGAAGTGTGTGTCCACAATGCGGGAGTAACATCCGGTGTCCAATCAGCCTGAGATGTATGCGCCTGGACGCAACGATAGACCTTGTCATTGTAGCGGACTTTATCATCAACGACATAGGCTACTCCTACCTTCCAAGAGGAGAATAATGCAGCCATGGAGTCCTCTTCGCCTTCGGGAATATAGTTAAGCACTTCTTCAATTTTTTCACGAAAAGCGCGTGCTCTGTCGATAATTTCACTCATGGTATTATTCTCCTTCAAGAATGATGTTGTAGGCTTTTTGGATGTCGCGGATAAGCTGCTCATTGTATGTAGGTTGCTCAAGCCGCACGACTAAGTGCATAGACTCAGTAACTGCACCTGTAACGGCATTTACCTCTTGACAAAGTTTCTTGCCGCATGCAGTCAAGAGAACAAAATTTTCATAGAGTTGGTCAGAGACTACCGTTCCTTCATTATCCAAAATAAAGTGAATGGAGGAAGTTTTAGTTTCGTCTTTGAAAAAAGCTTCGAGCGCGGCCAAGGACATGACATCTTCAGCTAAGTGAATCTCTGCGTATGAGCGGGAAGTGCTACTGCCGCTCGGGTATACTGTTGTATCAGTTAATGCGGCCTGGGTTGTTCCATCCGCAAATTGTAAGGTTAATGTCATAAAAATTATCCTTTCATTCTACTGTCACCGAAATAAGAGTTACATTTGGTTTGATAGTGTTACCTTGTGTAGTGACACGACTAATAAAATAATAATCATTCATGTTTTGAGGTGTGTCCCAGGTCCAAATTAGTGTGGCATCAGAATGTGCAGAACCTCCTACAGCTTGCGTTTTAATTGCAGTAGTATCCCCACCACTATAAAAACCCGCATAATTTGGTGTTTTGGAAATCATAAACCAGGTAGCGGCTGAATTAAAATCGTTTTTGCTATTACTATATTTTATTGTAATTTTTGTTACTGCAGTCAATCCTGCCATTTGTTTGGAATAACCTCGGCGGTCACTTCCAGAGCTTAACCAATGCCCTGCAGAACAGTATAATCCGTTTGCGGAAGCAGAACTTGAACCACCGGTAGAACTAGAGTTACCAATATAACTAGTCCAAGTATTATAATTAGTAGAATCAAGTAAATTTGTTGATGCTTTCCAAACTGTAGCACTACCATATTTAATTTCTTTAAGTGACGTACTTCCAAATTTTGCAGTGCCACCATTATTAAATATGCCATTTCCTATTTTTATTGGCATAATACCACCCCTTT